GCTGATACGCTTTGCCGCCTGATTGGAATAGGCACCGCCTCCGGGTTTTGCACTGGTCAAAGCGCTGCTGGTGGTCGTCTTTGCGCTGGATTTCGAGCTGGACTTTGTGCTAGACTTGGAACTGGATCGTCTGCTGCTGGAGCCGCCGGAACTTCCGGAGCTTCCGGAGCCGCCGTAAAGCACAGCATTGATATAGGTCTGGGCAGTTCCCTGATCAATGCCCATGGCATTCAGGGCATCCGCTGTGGGCATGACCCCCTTGCCTAGCAGCATCTCTCCCAGGTTTCTGAGCCAGCTGCGCTCTGTCTCCGTCTGGGTCCTGGCGGTTTCCTCGTCCTCCCGCTGGAGGCCCACTTGGTATTCGTAATTTCCTCGGAGATTTTCGTCCACCCGCTGATCGTCCTCACGGGTCTTTTGCAGGACCTTCTGCTGGGTCGAGAGGGCTGCATCTGTCTTTCCATAAGCGCCTTGTGCCTGAAGGTCACTGAGCTGCCGAGCCGTGTCCGTCTGGAGCTTCCCCTTGGCCTGGCGGATCGCCGCCCGCTGGGTGTCATAGGTCTGGTCTGTGGCGCTGTACTGGCTGTGGCCGATGTTCTGCCGGTTGCCGCTGCTTTTTTCCAGGCCGCTTGCTGTTTCCTTGGCCTCTGTCTGATCTTTTTTCGCCTGACGGAGCAGGGCTGCATACTGCTTTTCCCCGGCCTGCTGGACTGCGGCAAGCCCCCGCTCCGCCTGTTCCAGTGCCGTATCCGCCGTCTGATCCCGCTGACTGAGGAGCTGGCTGTACCAGTCTGCGATCAGGTCCCCATAGCTGTAGGTATTGCTGGCTCCATAGGGATTCTTGGATGCTGTACCGCTGAGCTTTCCCATGATCCTCCCTCCTTAGTAGCCTGCCAGAAGCATGTTGATATACTGCTGGGCTGTTTGCTGGTCCAATCCCATAGCCTCCAGCATCGCCTCCGAGGGCATCGCCCCGGCGCTCAGAAACAGCTGTCCCAGCTGCTGAAGATAGGACCGCTCTGTCTGCTCCTGCTGCCGCTGGATCTCCGTATCCTCCCGGTCCAGAGTCGTCTGCCATTGGTCGTTTGCATACTGGTTCTCATCCACACGGACTGCATCCTCGTACAGGGCCTGAAACCTCTGCTGATTGGCCTTCAGCAATGCATCCGCCTTGTCATATTCGCCCTGGGTCCGCAGGTCCTCAACATCCCGCAGCGTATCCGTGGCCAGCTTTTGCTGCTGCAAGGCCAGCTGCTGACGCTGGAGCTGATAGTCATTCTGTACCGCACCTACCTGAGCCGCAGCCATGCCGCCGTACTGTCCGTTTGCCCGGCTCATCAGTGCCTGATTGTCCATGCTGCTGTACATGTTCGCCGCCAGGCTCTTGTCCTGACTCTGATAGTCTCCTGCTGCATCCTCATAGCTGCGCACGCTGTTCTTTACGTTCTTTTCCGTCTGGTAGCCAATACTGTTCTGCTGCTGCTTTGCGTAGGCATCATACTGGGCCGTAATGGCATCGGCGTAGCTTTTGGTATTAGAGGTCGTCGCCTCCTGGATATCATCCATCTCTGTACACTCCTTTTACACCCCACCGGCGTAGCTGACCACGCCGACCTTGTAGTGTTCCGTGCCGTCTACCTTGTACCGAACGATGTACATGCCGTCCACCTTTCCCAGGCAGTCGCAGGATTCGTAGGCATTCAGGCTTCCGATCTTGGTCTTTTTTGCGGTATCCGCATATACCGGCTCACTGGTGGAGCCATTCTTCCAGGTCTTCACGGATTCAAATTCCTCCTTTTCAGCAGTGGTCTTCGTGTTGGTCGTGGCGGCAATGGCCTTTCCACTGAGGAAGCTGGCCGGGGCCGTGTTCACATCGAACTTCCCGGAGATGCCGCTGATCTGATAGCTGGAGCTGTACTGCCAGAGGTCGTAGCCCGTAAAGCTCGCCTTGCTGGAATACTGGGCGTACCACTGGACATAGCTCCCCAGCTTCGAGGTGTCCACCATGTTGTTCCGGTAGTCCAGATTGTAGTACACGCCGGGCCGATAGCCAGCAGCCTTCACAGCCTCCAGGAACGCCACTGCATGGGCGTTGAAAGCCGACTTCCCCAAAGTGACCCCCTGCTTCTTGGCGTAGGACACCGTGTCATACTCAAAGTCGAAGAACACCGGCAGGGTGATCTTGTCCTTGTAGGGCTCCAGCAGTTTGATGACAAAGGCCGCCTCGTTTTTTGCCCCGGTCTCATTCAGGGCATAGCTGAAATGGTAGATGCCCACAGGAATGCCCTGACCCAGGGCACCCTCCATGTTGGCCTTGAAATAGTTGTCCGTGTGGGATGTACCGTAGCCGGTCCGGATGATCGCGAACTGGATCCCCGCTGCCTTGATCCTGGCCCAGTCCAGCTGTCCGTTGTGCTCTGATACATCAATGCCGATCACATTTGCCATAAAATTTCCTCCTTTCAATTTTCTCTCGTCCCCGCCGCAGCGGATAGGCTCCTTAGAGAAGGAGCTGTCAGCCGTAAGGCTGACTGAGGATGGACTACCGCAGTACGTTTTACATAGAGTCTTTCTGTAGAAGCAACTGCCTTGCCTCCGGCGGCGTACTTTCTGTCACTGAACAGAAAGTACGCAAAGAATCAGCCAAAGGCTGCGGCCTTTGGAAACCAAGGGGCGCACGTGTCGTTCATTGTCCGTCTCTGGAACGCTCTTTCGGTAGTCTCCTACTCGCTCGGTCTCAGCCCTCCAGGCTTCGCCGAGATCGTCCAACTGCGGTGGCTCTTATGTCCCGACCGCTCGGAATTGCCCTGCAAGGCGGTGGAACGGGCCAAACCGGCCCCTTTATTCGTCCGGTCTTGCTTTCAAGCATTCACCCTTCATTTTCAAGTAGGGAATATCCCTTACCCCGTTACCTCCGGCAGTCCTGCCACAGAAGTGACCACAGACAGCACGCCTGCCAGCACCGATGCGGACAGCACCGCTGTCCAGTTTACCTCCGTCAGCAGGGCACTTGTGCCTACTGTGGCCAGAAAGGTCTGTGCCACGGTTTTCAGGGCACGGATCCCTGCTGCCTTCATCCACTGTTTACTCATGTTTCTGTACCTCCTCTAAATCACCTAACCTGTGATTGATGACCTTGATCTGTTCCTCCACTACCGGCATACGCCGGGCAAAGCCGTTGTGTTCCCGCACTTCCCGGGTCAGTTCCTCGATTTTGGTGTCGGTGACCGCCTGGGCTGTGGCAATGCTCGCATCTGTCCTGCGACTGGCAGCCAGATTGGAGATCACCACCCCCACAAGGCTCAGGCCACCGGTAATAATTGCTGCGAGGATCGCTTCCATTTTCCAATCACCTGCCTTCTCTCATGATTACTAGTCATCGCCATGAGCATGCCCGCCTGAGCTGGATCCGCCTGAGCTGGATCCTCCTGAGACAGTAATCGTCTGTTCTGCTGTCCGGGTCACCCAGCCCTCTGTGTACAAAATGGTGACCTGCGTTACATCTTCGGTCAGCGGTCCAGCCGGTGCCCAGGCGTAGCCTGTTCCCTCTGTTGTCGTAGTCGTCCCTGGGTCCACGATACCTGGGTCCACAATAATCGCCCCAGTACCTGGGCCCACAATAAGTTCACCTGAGCCGGAGTCCCCTGAGCTCCCTGTTATCTGAGCCCTGGTCCCATCTGTGTAGATTGCTGTAACGACCATGCCAGTGGGACTAAAGACGCTACCGGACGTATACGTCGTTTGGGTCGGAGGCGTGGAGATTTCAATGGTCGAAAGCCATTTCGTGCCGCAGCTCATGTTTAATGTACTTCCCATTTAACTCACCTGAAATCTGATGATCTTCGCCGTCAAAGCAGTGTCCGGCGTAGAAAAGCAGTAGAAGGTCAACTGCCCATCTGTGGTCACATTCCCGGCCCGCACCCCATTGGCATTGTAGTTTACATAGCTGTCCGGGTCTGGTGCCACCACGTAGGCATAGCCACTGGCGATCAGACTGCTATTTGTGACCGTTTGGCTCAGGCTGCTATTTGTGACCGTTTGGCTCAGGCTGCTCCAGCCGCTTACCGACAGGGATACGGTGATCTCCGTGCTCTTCACCGGATCGCCCTTGTCACCTTTCTCGCCCTTTTCCCCTTGGATACCCTGAGCACCGGTGTCGCCCTTCTCTCCCTGAGGACCGGTAGCACCAGTGTCTCCCTTGGGGCCTTGGGGGCCCGTCGCGCCGGTGTCACCCTTGGGACCTTGGGGTCCAGTCGCGCCAGTTTCACCCTTTTCGCCCTGAGGCCCAGTAGCACCAGTATCGCCCTTAGGCCCCTGGGGGCCAGTGGCTCCGGTGTCACCTTTTTCTCCCTGGGGACCTACCAGTCCAGCAAGCTGCTCCTGGGTAAAATCCTCATAGGTGAAGGCGTCACCCTTTTCACCGGTATCGCCCTTGGGGCCCTGGGGTCCAGTCGCTCCGGTGTCACCCTTTTCTCCCTTTTCGCCCTGGGGCCCTACCAGTCCAGCAAGCTGCTCCTGGGTAAAATCCGCGTAGGTAAAGGCGTCGCCCTTGTCCCCGGTGTCGCCCTTGGGACCTTGCGCTCCGGTATTGCCCTTTTCGCCCTTTTCTCCCTGGGGCCCTGTATCTCCGGTATCCCCCTTCTCCCCCTGAGGCCCCGTGTCACCGGTATCCCCTTTGGGTCCTTGGAGGCCAGTCGCTCCAGTATCTCCCTTTGGTCCCTGGGGGCCGGTTGCTCCAGTATCGCCCTTAGGCCCCTGGGGGCCAGTGGCTCCGGTGTCGCCCTTTTCGCCCTGAGGGCCTTGAACCCCTTGGATGCCCTGGATACCTTGTGGGCCAGTGTCACCGGTGTCTCCCTTGG